GATGGTACGGGTTCCCGCCGGCGGCGACGAGCTCGAGGTGGGCGGGACGTGTGGGTGGCGGGTCGAGCGGGGTGTCGTGGAGGACGACGGTGTCGGCGTCTTGGACGGAGGCGATGAGGGGGTCGAGGACGGTCCCGATGGGCGGCCAGTTGGAGCGGCGCTGAGGGTCCTCGGTAGCACACAGGAGGGTGGTGACCACCTGGTTCACAGGGGCATCCCCAGCCCACCGCGAGCCTGGCGCACCTCGGCCTCCACCGCCTTGAAGGCATCGTCGAGCGGCTGGCGGCGCAGCTTGGCGATGCGCTGGTAGGCGAGGACGGCGAACTGGATGTCGGTGGGGTGGCCGCCACAGGCGTCCTCGACGAGCTTGCGGTGGAGCTGGTCGGCGCTGGAGGCGTTCACCACCTTGGCGGCCTGGCCGGCGCGGGTGACCGCGGGGTCGTGGCGGCGCTTGATGCGGCGGATGGCGGTGCTCATGCGGCGTGCTCCTGTCGGGTGCGGCTGTCTGCGGCGGTGCGCCAGGCGTTCCACCAGCGGTCGGCGTGGTTCTCGTAGGTGTGGTCGGCGACGGCGGCCCGGTTGGTGGCGGCGATCTCGGCGCGGGCGTCGGGGCGCGTGAGCATCCACGTCAGCCCGTCGCGCCACCCAGCGGGGTCGTGGGCCATCATCACGCCACCCCAGGGGCTGCCCGGCAGCACCTCCTCGACGAGGCGCAGGTACTCGGCCCTCGGGGATGCCACGAAGGGCACGCCGAGAGCGGCGTACTCCATGCCCTTCAGCCACGACTTCGCGGCGTTGAAGGCGTTGTCGGCCAGGGGTACGAGGCCCACGTCGAGGTCGGCCACCTGGCGGGGGTAGGCGCCCCGCAGGTCGGCCCACGGCCGCACCCGGCCAGTCACCCCCAGGGTCTGCTCGGTGAGCCCGACACCCCACGACACGAACCGGGCGCCGGTCTCCTCGAGCACCTGGGGGATGACCCCGCCGAGCTCGTCGAGGTCCCCGACATGGGTGACCACGCTGCCCGTCCACCCCACCGTGGGCGCCTCGGTGCGGGGGGCGTGGGTGGGGACCTCGAGATACGAGGCGGGCACCAGGTTGGGGAGCACCGCCACTCGCCCGTGGGAGCCGTACATCTCGGCGAGCGCCGGCGTGGTGACCTGGACGAGGTCGGCCAGGTCGCACGCCCGGCGCAGCCAGAGGCGGTTGTGGTCGGGGTCGGCGGCCACCGCGGTCGCCTTGCGCGCCCCGTGGCCACGCGGGAGGGCGTGGAAGGCGTCGTCGATCTCGACCACCACCGCGACCCCGTGGCGGTGGAGCATGGGGATGGACTCGACCACGGTGCGGGCGAGGGGGCGCTGGAGGACGACCACATCGGCCTCCACCAGGGGGCGGATCATCTGCCCGTTGAAGAACAGGGCGTCGAAGGACTCGGCCACGATCACGTCGTGGCCGGCGGCCTGGAGCACCTCGGCGGGCCACCGCAGCCGGAAAAATCCACAAGCCCCCGAATCACACGGGTGAACGGCGACTCTCACGATGCAGCGAACGGCATGTGCTGCCGCCTCCACTCGCGAGCGACGCGGCCCGCCTCTTCCTCGTCGTCGAAGTAGCCGAGGAAGTGCTTGGTGCCGCCGAGTGAACCACTGGCGTGCCAGCATCCCTTTCGCTGGTCCCAGCACACCCCCCGAAACTCCGAGGTTGACCCCGACATCGAACGTCGGTTCTGGGCGTTCGCCGCCGCGGTCACGATCCTCAGATTCGCTCGGCGGTTGTCGAGGCGGTCGCCGTTGATGTGGTCGACCACACCGGCGTCGCCCTTGGCGAGTCCCATGATCGCTCGGTGAAGGAACACGACCTCGCGGTCAGGCCCGTCGTTCGGGTGTAGTCGGATCGCGTAGCCGGAGCTGTTGATGTGCCAGCGCCATCCCAGGGCCGCGTAGAAGTCCTCGGCGTCGACCAGGAGCCAAGCCTTGGCCTGGCCGCCCTTGCCGTAGAGCGGAACGCGGCATGTACCCTCGGGCATCTCGGACCTCCACACAGGTTCGGGCAGGACCGGGGCGCTGGCAGGCGTGCCCGGTCCACTCATTGTACCGCCGCCTGAGTCGCAGGGGTGGACCGCGACCCGCATCAGGTGGCGGCGGCTTGGGCGGCCGCGCGAACCTGGGCGACGGTGGTGGCCTTCGCCAGAGCGGCGAGGAGCTCGGCATTCTGCGCCTCGAGCGCGGCGATGCGCTCGGCGTCGGTGACCACCTGGGGCGGGTCGTCCACAGTGACCCGGGCCACCACGTTGTTGTCGGGCTTCGACGGGTCGAACCCGCCCTCGCCGTAAGTGATGAACTCGGCCATGTCAGACCACCCTCAACATGACGCGCGGCGGGGTCGACCTGATGTCGTTCGGCGTCGATGCCGTCGAGGGCAACGCCCCGGAAGGCCCGGTGGTGAGTGCCAGCCCACCGCCGGAAGTCCCCGAATATCCAGAGGTCGGCGCCGGCCCGGCGAACGGGAACCGCACAGCTACGGCAGTCACGGGGGACGCACCACCTTGCATGACAGCGCACAACCACACCCGGCCGACCGTGAGCGCCGTCGAAATCGAAATCTCCATGTAGCCGGTAGAGGCCGAGTTGATGGTCCCGGCGTCGACCAGCAGCGTCCCCGGCAGCCCTCCGGTGTCGCCGTAGATTCCCAACCTGACGGTCGACCCCGAGACACCCGCCGAGATGTTGAGGCCGATCCGGTCGACCGTCACGGCCCGTTCCACCGGGAACGCTGTGTACATCGCCACATTCGCCGCCATCACGATGGTGTCAATAACCCCGGCCCCCCCCACGTACCACCCCGACACCAGGCCCGGCCCGTTCAACGCCTTCGCCGTGATCCGGCTGTCGTCACCAGCGGCGACCGTGCCCGCCGACGTACCCACGTTCAGGACCGCAGCACCACCGAGGCCGAGGTTCGTGCGGGCCGACGACGCCGACGCCAGATCCGACAGGTTCGACGCCTTCTGCGCCGCGCCCGAGATCGTGATGGCCGGGGTCGTCAGCGCCGCGATGGCCGTCAGGTCAGCGTCCAACGGCTGATAGGTCGACGCCGCAGCCGCAGCCGACAACGCCCCCGTGATGACCGACACCGGGTGCCCCGACGTGGCCAGATCAGACAGCCCGGCATGGGTCGACACCCCGCCACCACCGCCCTCGTTCACCGTCACCGTCACCGACGTTCCCGCCACCACCGACAGGTCCACCGTCGGACCCGGTGCCGACACCACCAGCGTGATGTCGCTCATGCCGTCACCTGCGGCAGCACCGTCACCGACGTCCCACGGATCAGCGTCAGCACCCCGCCCGTCGGGTTCGTCACCTGGAAGTCCCACACCCACCGCGACCGCCACGCCAGCTCGGCGGTCTGCGCCGGCGTCAACGTCAGGGTCACCACCGCGGTGCCGACCGTGTCGTCATCGACCGCCACGCCGAACTCGACTTCGCCGGCCACCGGGGCGGCGGCGTTGCCGGGGTAGCCGGGCCGCAGCGACGCCGCGAAGGCCCACCCCGTCGCGGCGAAGTCCGTGGAGGCGTAGAGCGACCCGCCGACCGTGACGGTCAACGTGTACGAGTCGCCCTGCATGATGGAGCGCTCGTCGGTGAGGTCGAGCTCGGCGGGTGCCATGGGTCATCGACCCCGGTCGAGGATCTGCTCGGCTTCGGCCACGAGCTCGGCCGCGGCCTCGTCGATGGGCGGCTCGGGATCGGGGTCCGGCTCGACCGCAGGGGCTGCGGCGGGCGGGGCCTCGGGTGGGGCGGACAGCAGGCGTGCCATCTCGTCGGCGGTGGCCTGATCGATCTCGCCAGCCACCACCCGCCGGGCGATCTGCTCCACCGCGGCCAGGTCCACGACCTCACCGGAACGGGCAGAGCGGACGGCGAGAACACGGGCGCCAGGCACCGCGCCACGCAGCACCACCGATACCTCGTCGAGGTCGGCTTTCGTGATGACGGTGACGCCATCGCGCTCCTCGTCGGCTCGGCGCATGAACCCGACCGACACGTCGGTGAGCGTCCCCGAGCGGAGCTGGGCGTAGGCCTGATCGGCGCGAGGGATGCCCTGGCCGATGTCGAGGCGTGCCGTCAGGTACAGACCCTCGTCGGTCTCGCGGAACCCGGTGGCCTTGCCGATCGGCTCGTCCCACGAGTGCGCCCATGCGATGACGGGGAGGCGCTCCTCGAGCGACTCGGTGAAGGTGCCCCGCTGGAACTGTGTGCCGTAGTCGTCGGTGATGCCGTGGGCGACGGCCAGCACTTCGATGGTGCCGTCGTCGGCGACGGCGCGGACTTCGCCACGGACGTGGCCTCGGTTCTCGGTGGTCATGCTGCCTCCATGAGGGTGCGGCGGAACTCGCCGGCGTCGAAGGTGTCCCCGGCGCGCAGGGTGCGCAGCGCGAGGCGGGCCACGGTCAGAGGCACGGTGCGCACCGGCCGGGAGCGGCCCGCTGCCTCCATGTCCTTCGGAGTGAGGAAGGCCACTGTGCAGCGGCAGTTGATGACGTTCCCGCCGTCGCCACCGGGGTCGCCGGGGTAGAGCAGGGGCTCGCCGCCCACGTCGAAGGGGGCGCCCATGGCCACGACCTGCCCGTCGGCGTCGGCGTGATCGTCACGGGTGCGGTCATCGCGGGTGGATATCCACTCCTGCCCGGCGGCCACATCGGCGGGGAGCTGCGCAGCGGCCAACGATGCGCTCCCGTTGCTCGCCGAGATGACCTCGGTGCGGGCGATGGTCTGCGCACGGGAGCGGGAGGCCACGTTGAACACGTCCTGGACCGAGGCGGCCAGGTCGTCGATGCTGGCACCGTTCGCCACCCCGTCGGCGAGGGCCTGCTGGATGGCCGAGTACGTGGTGTCGGTCACCTGGCCGGCGAGCTGGTTGGCGCGGGCCAGGATGAAGTCCTGCACGAACGGGGCCTCGAGGTCGAAGCTCACCCCGAAGGCGTTGTTGACCCGGGTGACGCCGGCGGTGGTGGCGGCGGTGTGCATCAGGTCGGCGAGGTCGAGGGCGGCGGCACGCCACCGGGCGATCTCGCTGGGGTCGAGGGGGCCGCCTAGGCCGAGGTCGGCGCGGAGCTCGCGGGCCTGGGATGCGGCGGTGAGGCGGACTGCGGTGCGCTTGCCGGTGAGCTGGCCGACGACGGCCTTGGCTTGGCGTGCGAAGTAGTCGGCCCAGGCGCGGGCGAAGCGTGCTTCGAGGCCGCGGAGGGCGGCGTCGTTGCGGCGCCAGATGGTGGTGCGGCGCTGCTCCTGCTGCTCGGCGGTCAGTGCGCGGGTCTCGGCCACGGGTGCGGTGCGGGCCGGCGGGGCGTCGTCCTCGGGGGCATCTTCGGGGTCGGGCACCTCGGCCATCGGGGCGGGCGGCAGAGCCGGGGGCGCCTCGGCCGCGGCCAGTGCGGGCATCTCCACGTCGGGGTCAAGGCCGAGCTCGCCGCGCACCTCCTCGGTCGTGGCCAGACCCGCCGACCACAGGGTCACGCCATCGCTGGCGGTGAAGCGCGGCTTGGGGCGCAGCGCCTCCTCCCCCGACAGATCGAACCAGCCGACCTCGGAGCCGAGGGCGGGCGCCAGGCGCAGGTTGATCTCGTCGGCCAGGGTCTCCAGGAACGGGACGACCCGCTCCGTGAGCCACACCCGCTCCTCCGCTTCGGCGTTCGAGAAGGTGCGCTCGGCGGCGTCGATCTTCGACCACGGCACACCCAGGCCCCACGCGATCTCCTTGAGGGACTGGAGGTGGGCCTGCACGAACTGGCTGTCGCGGTTGGACACGCCGAGGGTCTGGATGTCGATGGCGTCACCGACGGGGCCTTCGCCCTGGTCGTCGACCTCGTGGAAGCGGGTCTTGCCGGCGTTGTCGGGCCCGCGGTAGGCGGCGTTCCACCCGTCGCGGAACGCCTTGCGCTCGTCGTCGGACCCGAACTCGGTGGTGGTGATGACGTGCGCGGGCACCGCCCCGTTCTTGAGGAACGCCAGGTTCTGACGGTCGCCCATCACTGCGAGGGTGATGGCGTAGCGCGACGCCTGAAGCGGGGCGTAGGGCTGGCGCACGTCGGTGCCGCCCATCGTCCAGCCGTAGTGCACCTGCTCGGGGGTGAGGTCCACGGCGTTGGCCGGGTCGGCGGTGTAGCGGAACCCGGCGTAGTAGCGGGCGGCCTTGCCGGCGGTGGGGATTGGCTCGAGGTGGCACGCCGGGAGGGGCCACAGGGCGGCGACCTGACCGCGGCCGGGGGCCTCGGTCCACTCGACCTCCCAGGCGTTGCGGCCGGTGGCGATACGCTGCGCGGCGGTCCACGCGAGGAGGGTGCGGCCGGTCATCTCCGGGTTGGGGCCGGAGATGCGGCCACCGACACGGCGGGTGGGGGGGCCGAGGAGCTGCGCGAGGCGGGCGTTCGGGTTGTGGTCGGCGGAGGCGCCCGGGCGGTCGGGTGGGGTGGCGCCGGCACGGAAGGGGTACTTGGCGGCGGCGTCGGCCCAGACCTGGATGCAGCGGAAGGCGACGACGTTGGCCATGACCCCGTAACGGAAGGCCTGGTCGGCGTTCCACTCGGTGACCTGGGGCTGGTCGATGCCCCGGTAGGTGTTGTTCCGGGTGGCGGCGACGGGGTCGCGGCGCTCGCGTCGTGCGAGGTTAGTGCGGACTTGGCGGGGGGTCATCGGTAGCTCCCAGGCATCGGCGTGAGGTTGCTGGCCGATGCGCTCATGCTCGGCCGGTCCATCCGGCAGGTGCCGTGAGCCACGCGCAGCGACCCGTCCGGCTGCTCGTAGACGCGGACGCAGTCGTTAGCGATGGCCACCGGGTCACCACATCGCACGCAGGTCAGGTTCGCCGGGGCGCTCATGCGGCCATCCCCGACACGACCACGCCACGCCGGCGGCGCTTCCCCAGGCCGAGCTCGGTGCACGCCCACACCAGGGCATCGAGCCGGTCAGGTGAGCCCTGGCCACCGTCGGGCGTCCATGAGCACATCTGCGCCTCTAGGTCCTCGAGGCCGGGGAGGTGATGCACCCGCCCCTGCTCGTACATCGCGGCCACCGGCTCGGCCCGCACCCGCTTACCCCGCGAGGCCGTCACCTTGCGGTACGGGACGGTGCGGTCCACGGCGCGCAGGACGGACTCCACGAGGTCGCCGCCGTTGTTCACCTCGGCCACGATGCGGTCCGAGCCCCACCGGTCCATCGCCCCGATGGCCACGCTGGCCCAGCCCTCGGGGGTGGCCTTGGTGGTGTCGTCCGCCAGGACCCACAGGTCGCCGTCGTGGTCCTGGCCGACCGTGACGATGCCGGTGGAGTCGGCGTTCTCGCCGGAGGTAACCGCTGGGTCGATGGCGGTCACGACCCGCACCAGGTCGGGGACGTGGTCGACCCGCACCCCTTCGGCGTCGAGCATGGCCATCGTCCACAGAGCGCCGGGGGTGTCGAGGAGCAGCTCGGCGTACAGCTCCTGGCGGCCGATGCGGGTGCCCTCGTACAGCGAGCGCAGCTCCTCGAGGGCGGCCGGCGCCAGGTTCGCCTCGTTCTCGAACGTGGACCCGCGGGTGACGTGGGTGGTCGAGCGGTCCACCAGCGAGCGGACCAGGCGGGTGGGCTTCGGGGTGGTGGTCACCACGGTGCGCGGCTCGAGGTCGGGGGCCATGAGGCGCAGGCCGAACTGGAGCTGGTCCCAGGCGGCCGGGTAGCGCCAGGCGGCGAGCTCGTCGCACCATGCGCCGTGGTGCTGGGGGCCGCGGAGGCGCTCGGGTTCGTCGGCGGAGAAGAGCTTGACCTTGGACCCGCCGACGAGCTCGAGCTCACCGAGGGAGCGGTTCCAGGTCTTGACCTCGCCGCCGAGGGCGTGGAGGAGGCCGGACTCGCCTTCGACGCAGGTGTCGCGGGCGTCGCCGAAGGTGGGGGCGACGATGGCCCAGCGGGTGCCGGGGTGGCGCCAGGCGTTCTCGGCGAGCCACTCGGCGCCGGTGCGGGTCTTGCCGAACCCGCGGCCGGCGAGGATCAGCCAGACGAGCCAGTCGCCGTCGGGTGGGGTCTGGGTGGGGCGGCGCTGCAGGTTCCAGCGGAGGCGGGCCTTCGCCTCGATGGGCAGCAGCTTCGCCCGCTCGAGCGCCTCGTCGCGGTTCATGCGTCGGCCCGGTCGTTGTGGCGCAGGGCAGCGGTGAGCGCCTCGAGCTCGGCGTCGACGGCGGTGATGGTCTCGGTGCGGGAGGTGGCGCCACCGCCGAGTAGCTGCGCCTTGTCGATGAGGATGCCGTAGGCGACCGCGGCTGCCCGTGTCATCTTGTCGTCGCCACCCTGGAGCGCCTGCACGAGGCGCTGGCGGGCGATGGCGGCGGTGATGCCGGCGGCGTCGGCCTCGGTGGCGCGGCGCTCGGCCCAGAGGGAGTGGGACCGGGCCCGGGCGGCCTCGGTGCGGGCGGCGCCGGCGGGCTCCTCGTCGCGAACCCAGCCTTCGTCTCTGGCGGTGGTGCGGATCTTCTCGCGGTTGACCCCGACGGCGGCGGCGATGGCTCGGAGGCTTTCGCCCCGCTCGAAGCGGGTGCGGGCGTCGGCCTGCCAGTCACTCATCGGCGTTCGCCGGTCGTCGCACGCGCCCGACGTTGGGTAGGGCTGCTTCGGCTTCAGGACCCATGGCCACGAAGAGCGTCGGGATGCGGATACCGCCACCGATGAACTGCAGCGCCTTGTCCGGTGTGGCCATCGGCAGGTCTGAGTACCAGAGGTCGTACCACCAGCGGCCATTGGACATCGGCAGCAACGCCACCCCGTTGCCGTGCTCCCTGAACCGGTCGACCCATGGGGTGGCGTTGGAGTAGGGCGGGTTCATCCACACCAGCCCCTCCCACGGTGCAGTCAGACCGTCGTCCTCGATCGTGTATCGACGAGCGGCGGGAATCCACTCCGGCGCCACCGGGGGCGATGCCACGTCCAGGTCGAACTGCAGACCTAGGGCCTCGAACACCCATGCGGGCGTGTAGTAGTCGTCCGAGGTCGGGTCATCGTTGAAGCCAAGCACCTCGTCACGCACGTCGCTGGGGTCGGCACGAGGGACCGTGGCTAGCAGCGCCTCGAGGTCCTCGCCCGCCCACCCGGTGTCCGCCAAGAGCCGCAAGTCCTCGTCCATGACGTCGCGGACCATGTCCGCTAGTGCCTGGTCGTCGTAGCTGCCGAGCTCGGCGGTGCGGTTGTCGGCGAGGGCGAACGCCTTAGCGGTGGCGTCGTCGTCGTCGACCCGCACCACAGCGATGTGGGTCCAGCCGAGCTGGCGGGCGGCCTGGAGGGTGTGGTTGCCGGCGATGACCACGCCGGCGGTGTTGGCCACGATGGGCTTGCGCTGCCCGAAGCGGCGCAGCGAGGCGGCGACGGCGTCCACGTCTCCGACCCTCGGGTTGCCGGGGAGGAGCTCGAGGTCGTCGATGGGGGTGGCGAGGGGCTGGAGGTTTTCCACGATGCCAGTCAGTGCGGCAGCGCGGGCGGTGGCCATGGGGTGTGAGTATCGCAGGTTTTGGGGGGCTGTCAACGTCTGCGACACCTTGCGGACCGCTTCCCGCATTACCTCGCGAGAAGGCTCTGCATAGGCGCTAACTGGCATTTGGGGTCGCATGGTCCGCAAACCGCGGTGAGTGGCTGCGCACTCACTCATCGTCTACTTCTGGCAGTAGTCCGATCCCGATCCAGTGCAGCGTGTTGGCGTGCCCCATCTTGGCGCTGTCCAACCCCTTCGCACGGAACAGCGGGCCGAGCATCTTGGCCGACTGAGGCTGCTCGCCGATGGACTCGCACCACCGCTCGTAGGCCGTGCGGAGCGACT